AGAGCTTATGCAAGAAGCTGGTGTGAACGCAATCAAACTTGCGGATGGAACACAGGTTGAAGTTAAGCCGTTTTATTCTGCAAGAATTCCAGAGAGTCGTGTTGATGAAGCTTTTAGTTGGCTTCGTGATAAAGGTTTTGGAGATTTAATTAAGAACACAGTCACTACTACTTTTAACAGAGGACAAGACAATCAAGTTGCAGAACTAGTTAAAGTTTGTGAACATCATGGTTTTAAATATTTACAAAAACAAAAGGTAGAACCAATGACATTAAAAGCTTTTGCTAGAGAACAAGTTGAAAAAGGAAAGGAACTCCCGTTTGATTTATTTGGTATCTATATTGCAAATAAAGCAAAACTAAAAACGAAGGAGTAAAAATGTCTAATAAAGATATAACAGCGAAAAAAAATAACGCTGTAGCAACGATCGACATCGAAAAATTTGCAGATCAAGGTTTTGATAACATTGATAGCAAATCATTGCAGTTACCATTCTTAAAAATTTTAGGTCAACTTTCACCACAAGTTACGGCAGGTGACTCAAAATATATAGAAGCTGCAAAACCAGGTATGATTTATAATACTGTAACAGATAAATTATATGATGGTAATAAAGGTATACTGGTCATACCTGCTTATTATAAGTTTGAATACATAGAATGGGCAGATAGAGGGCAAGAGGGTAGCAATGCACCTAGAAATATATATCCTGCTGATAGTGATATAATGTCTAAAACGTCTAGAGGAGATGATGGCAAAGATAGACTAGAGTCAGGTAATTATATCGAGGAAACTGCATCACACTTTGTAGTAGTTGTAGAAGAGGCTTTAGCAACAGAGGCTCTTATTACAATGAAATCAACACAAAGAAAAAAATCTAAAAAGTGGAACTCAATGATGAACTTGATGCAAGCACCAAAAAAAGATGGCAAAGGTTTTTTTAGACCTGCACCATTTACACAACAGTACAGATTAAAAACTGTGTTGGAGAAAAACCAACTTGGTTCTTGGTACGGTTGGGAGATTACATCAGAAGGATTAGTCAATGATGAAAGCTTAGTAAATAGAGCTTACAAATTTAGACAATCTTTAATGAGTGGATCTGTCAAAGTAAAACACGGACAAGAAGAAGAGTCAGTTAAAACACCATTTTAATTATGGATTTTAAGGAAAACCTGGAGCAGTTTAAAAAGCTGTTCCAGGGGTCTGACACATATCACGGTCAATCTAAAAAGTTAGGTAAGCAAAGATCTGACGGTAAAGATGAATGGAAGAGTTGGATTAATCCAACTCCAATGACAGATCAAAATTGGCTTGATCATTTAGAGGGTAAAGATAGTTTTGGCACCGTGCCAATTAGAGACGACTCAACAACAAGTTGGGGTGTTATAGATGTTGATAGATACAACATAGATCATAAAAAATTTATTAAAACAATAAGAGAAAGAAAATATCCGTTTGTACCTTATAGGTCTAAATCAAACGGACTACATTTAATTTTACATTTATCTGAAGTAGTTCCTGCTGCTGAAATGAGAAAGAAAATGATTGCAATAGCATCTGACCTTGGTGTAAATGATGCAAAAACAGATATCTTTCCAGCACAAGACACTGTAGATCTCTCCCCGGAAAAGTGGGACGATAAACAAAAAGGTCAATTTGTTAATCTTCCTTATCAAAATGCAAAATTTCCCACTCGATGCGCAATGGATGATGAAGCTAATAGTTTACCTTTTGACAAATATTTAGATTATGTAAAGAATTTTATTATAACAAAAGAACAATTTAAAAATCTTAAGACAGGCACAGATAAGGAGGATAAGACTTGGCCTAATTGTGTTAACAAATTTATTAGAAATCAAGTTAGAGAGGGTGAGGGTCGTAACGATGCAATGTTTAATGTTGGTGTATTGTGTAAAAAAATTAATGAGGACAAGGACTATTGGGAAGCTGAGATTAGAGAGCTTAATAAAAAAATTTGTGTGCCACCTTTAACACCTAAAGAGATTGCAAAAGTTATTGAGCAAGTAAGTAAAAAAGATTATTCTTATAAATGTGGAACATCTGTAGCTAGAATGTACTGCAATGGATCTACGCAATGCGCTAAAAGAAAGTTTGGTATTGGATTAAACGAAGCGATACCTGAAGTTGGTAAGTTGATTAAAGTTAATTCATACCCTGATCCTTATTGGTTATTACCAATCCAAGGTAAAGTCGTAAAACTTGATACAAAACAATTGTATCAACAACAATTATTAGGCGAAAGATTATTAAACTATGATATTGTTTGGAGACCATTACGTCCAAGTAAAAGAGATCCCGATCCTTATAGAGATTGGTTAGAAGAATTGATTTCAAATAAGCAAGATATGGAAGGTTTTGATGGTGACGAAGAAAGAAAAGAAGTTTTTAATACAAGAATAATTAAATTTTTTGAGGACACAGATACCATTACAGAGTTTGATCAGATAGAGCATGATAACATTTATCAAGATGGTCAAGAAATACGATTTAAACTAGAAACTTTCAGACAGTTTATGAAAAAACAAGGGTATAACTGGTCTGAAAAAGAGTGTACAGTATTCTTACAAGGAGCAGGATGTGGTAAGAGTGCGAAATTTCAAGGTATCCAGGCAAGACACTGGATCGCAACATTACCAAAACAAACAGAACACAAAAATAAAAATGTCAAATTCAATAAAACAAAAGCTCCATGGGAAAACAATTAAGTTTTTTGGACCACCAGGCACAGGAAAAACACATAGACTTTTAAAAAGAGTTGAACGTTTTTTAAAAAGAGGTATTTCTCCTGATGAAATATGTTACATATCTTTTACAAACAAAGCAGTAGAAGAATGTAGAGACCGTGTTCGTAAACAATTTAAAGGTTATGATGAAGATGACTTTAAATATTTTAGAACGTTACATAGTTTAGCAAGACAACAATTTTCAGACATTCCTGTACTAGATCCAAAGGTAGACATGCTGCAGTTTCATACACAATACGGAACTGTAAAGATAAACTACAAACCAACTTGGGATGATCAAAAAGTTTATAATAACTGGTCTTTACAAATTTATGACAGAGCAAGAAATATGAAAATGGATCCAATTGATTTATATAAAAAAGAACCAAGGAAGAGAGTTAGATTACAACAATTTAAATCTATTATTGCAGGTTACGAACAATACAAAACTTACGAAGCAAATCCAGGTGAGTTTAAAAACGATAGATTAGATTTTACAGATATGGTGCAAAAATATATTGATACAGGTTTACCGATACCATTCAAAGTATTGATGGTTGATGAAGCTCAAGATCTTACCCCTCTGCAATGGGACATGATTGTGAAGTTAGCCATGAATGCAGACAAAGTTTATATTGCAGGTGATGATGATCAAGCTATTTATGAATGGAATGGTGCAGACGTAATATTCTTTCAGACATTTCCTGGCAAAATAAAAATATTAAAAGAGTCTAGAAGATTAAATAAAAAAGTACATTTTTTTTCTAAATGTATTTTAAATGGTATGGTAGGTCATAGAGTAGAGAAAGAATTTACATCTAACAGCAAAGATGGAGAGATCTATAAATGGAGCACACTAAAAAAAATACCTTGGGAGATACAAGGATCTTGGATGGTGCTTGCAAGAATTAATGATGTAAAGAAAGAGCTGCAGGACGAAGCTAGAAAATTAGGATTGTATTTTCAAGACATGCGTGGAAACAAATCATTTGATAACAATCAATGGAAAGCTATCCAAGATTGGGAATCTATTTGTGATGGTGGATCTATTACAAGAGAAGATGCCTGCAATATGTATACGTATTTATTTAATATAGACCACGGCTACCGGTCAACGGACAGCAAAAAGTGGAGCTTTGCTCATCCAAATCAAGTATTTAATTTTGAACAATTACATCTACAGGGTGGTATGGTTGAAGAAAGAAAACCATGGCTTGATGCCTTTCAAAGAAAATTTAAAGACAAGGAAAAAAACTACTTTAGAAAGCTTTTAAAAAGCGAAGTAAATCTTGATATGAAAGCACGAATCATTATAGATACAATACACCAAGTTAAAGGAGGAGAAGCTGACAACGTGGTGATATCAGCTAAATGTAACTTCCCATCGCATTTTGAAAGAAAGAATTTAGATGAAAGAATAAAAGAACTTAGAGTTTGGTATACGGGTGTCACAAGAAGCATAAACACGTTGCACTTGCTGGGTACATATCACAAATATCATTTTCCCTTGAGTAAATATTATAAATTGTATAAAAGTAACTATGCCTAAAAAACAAATTGGTGGATCTCACTATAAATCTTTTGCCATCGAACCTTGGACATTTGTTCAAGAAAACAATTTAAATCCTTTTCAAGCAAACGTAATAAGATACGCTTGCAGATACAAAAAAAAGGGTGGAATACAAGATTTAGAAAAAATTATTCATTACTGTGAAATGGAGATAGATTTTATAAAAAAGAAAAACGATGATGTTACTCACGCTGAGGTAGAGGAGTTTGCAGCTGAGATAGCACAAATGCAAGACGCATGAGTCATCAATTAAATTTTATTTATAACGACAGCGATTGGGTAGCACCATCAGAGTATCCTGATTTGAGGGGAGCTGATGAAGTAGCTATAGATATTGAGACTAAAGATCCAAATTTAAAAACAAAAGGGTCTGGTTGGGCAACCTTTGATGGAGGTATAGTTGGATTTGCCGTAGCTGCTTTAGGTAAGCAATGGTATTTTCCAATTCAACATGATGCTGGTGGTAATATGGACTTGGCTATTACAACAGCTTACATGGTTGATTTGTTAAAAAGACCAAGCACAAAAATTTTTCATAACGCTTCTTATGATGTTGGTTGGTTACTCGCTAATGGTTTTGAGATTAACGGGAAAATAGTTGATACTATGATAGCTGCTGCTTTAATAGATGAAAATAGATGGAGCTTTTCTTTAAATGCATGTGCAAAAGATTATTTAGGTGAAATTAAAAATGAAACTTTTTTAAACGAAAAAGCTAAAGAGTGGGGCATAGATCCTAAACAAGATCTTTGGAAAATGCCTGCTGGTTATGTTGGTTTTTATGCAGAGCAGGATGCCGCCTTAACATTAAAACTTTGGCATAGATTCAAAGCAGAAGTACAGAAACAATCTATAAATGATGTGTGGGAAATGGAGATGGAGTTATTACCCATATTGATTAAAATGAGGCAAACAGGAATTAGAGTTGATGAGGCCAAGGCAGCATTATTAAAAAAAGAATTTAGGCAAAAAGAAAAACAAGTATTACATCAAATAAAAAAAGAAACATCTATTGACGTTGATATCTGGGCAGCAAGAAGTGTGGCACAAGTATTTGATAGACTCGGTGTAGAATATCCAAGAACTGCAAAATCTAATGAACCATCTTTTACAACTAATTGGTTACAAAATTGTGATCATCCGATTGCTGGATTAGTAAGAGAGGCTAGAGAGATTAATAAGTTTCACTCCACATTTATTGATTCAATACAAAGATATGTGCATAAGGGTAGAATTCATGCAGAAATTAATCAATTAAGATCTGATCAAGGCGGAACCGTATCTGGGAGATTGTCATATGCAAATCCTAATCTTCAACAAATACCAGCACGTAATAAAGAGTATGGAAATAAAATTAGATCGTTGTTTTTACCAGAGGACGGTAGACAGTGGGGTTCATTTGATTATTCACAACAAGAGCCTCGTTTAGTTGCACATTATTCAGCATCTATTGGAGAGAAATTAGATGGGTCTGA